GCCTTTGGCTGTCGGCTGTTTATGTTTTGGCGCCGGCGTGAACGTCACTTGCGGAATTGGTTTCGGAATGCGCACTTCAGGAATCGGAACCGGAGCAGCCACGTAATCAGTGGCTGTTTCCGATTTCCATTCCAAGGGCGGCGGCGGTTCGGTCGTTCTGGAAATTGAATCATTCACTCGTTGATTGAACTGTGCGTATTGCTGACTCGAGCATGCGCATAGCGATAACGACAAGACCAAGACAAGTGGTTTCATAAAGTCCTCAGATGCTCCAATTAGAACGCGTTAATGATTCTCAGGAAGCGCTTCGGCAGGTATTGGATGGCCATCAGGCGCAGGTCTGGACCGCGCTGCCGGGAATTATAGAGAGTTTCAATGCTGGCGCCGTGACGTGCATCGTGCAGCCGTCTATCAAGGCGCAAGTTAGGGCCTCAGACGGCTCGATGCAATGGGTGGCGCTACCCCTTCTGCTGGACTGCCCGGTCGTATTTCCCCGCGGCGGCGGATGTACGCTGACCTTCCCTGTCGCGCAGGGCGATGAATGCCTGGTTGTATTCGCCTCGCGCTGCATTGACGCATGGTATTCAGCGGGTGGCGTTCAGGTGCAATCCGAATTCCGGATGCATGACCTGTCGGACGGGTTTGCCCTTCCGGGACCGTTCTCGCAGGCGACGAAGATCAGCGGAATTAGCACTAGCAACGCGCAACTGCGAAGCAATGATGGCTCTACATTCGTTGAGCTTGATCCTACTGGTCAGATCATCAATGTCGTGGCTCCGGGCGGCATGACAATCACCACCCCGACGCTAACTGTCACAGGCGTGATCGCCGTCGAGAATCAACAGGGTGCAACGAACGCATCTACTTTCAGCGGTTCGATCACGACGACTGGCAATGTGACTGCCGGCTCAATTGACCTGCAACACCACGTTCACACCGGCGTTCAAAGTGGCAGCAGCAATACTGGCGGACCGACAGGATAAGCATGAGATACCGAGCGCTAGATAGCAATTCTGACTACAGCTTCGGCCAGAACGGCGCCAACTTCCTCGTAGATTCGCCGGCCGCTGTCGCGCAAGCAATATCAACGCGATTGAAGCTGATTCAGGGGGAGTGGTTTTTGGATCAGACAGCCGGCACGCCATACAACACGCAAATCCTCGGTGCTGGAACGGAGTCAACCCGCGATCTCGCGGTGCAAACCGTAATTCTCGGGACGCAGGGTGTGACCGAGATAACCGACTACGCCAGCAACTTTGACCCTTCTACGCGTGCCTTTACCGTGGCAGCGACCGTCAATACGCAATTTGGCCCGACCACTATTACGCAGGCTCTCTGATGGCGACCACTTTCCCGCTTGCAACGTTGGCGTGCACAATCTCGTCAACGGGGATCAGCGCGCCCTCGTACAACGATATTTTTTCGAGCCTCACCGCATCGTTTCAGAGCATATACGGCAGCGACATTTACATCGATCCTGACAGCCAGGACGGCCAATGGCTCGCAGTACTGGCTCAGATGGTCAATGACGGCAATCAGGCCGATGTGACTGTCTATAACGGCTACTCGCCCGCCTACGCCCAAGGCGCCGCACTCTCGAGCCAGGTCAAGATCAACGGCATCCGTCGCGATGTAGCGAGCAATAGCACGGCAGTCGTCAACATCGGCGGCCAGGCCGGTACAACGATCTACAATGGCGTAGTCGCAGACACGAACAGCAACCTGTGGACGCTCCCCTCATCGGTGACGATCCCTGTAAGCGGCACGATCGCGGTTACTGTGACTGCCATGGTGCAAGGCACGATCACCGCTATTGCCGGCGCAATCAACAATATCAACACGCCGACGCGCGGCTGGCAAACCGTTTCGAACCCTGCTCCAGCAGTCCCGGGCGAGCCCGTCGAAACTGATGCCGCATTGCGCCAACGCCAGGCAGGCTCTACCTCGTTGCCCGCGCAAACTCCCCTGCAGGCGATCATCGCGAACGTCGCCAACACGCCCGGGATCGGTCGTAACGCGATTTACCAGAACGACACCGGAACGACGGACAGCAATGGTATTCCGGGGCATTCGATCGCTGTTGTGGTCGAGGCTGGCAATGTCGTCACCATCGCCCAGGCGATCGCCGCAAAGAAGTCCCCGGGGACTGGAACGTTTGGCACAACAGACGAGACGGTGTTCGATCCTTCTGGCGTTCCGATCACCATCAATCTATTCGAGCTGAGCGAAATCGGCATCTTTACCCAGATCACCATTGTTCCGATGACTGGGTTTGTGTCTACCACCGGCACACTGATCATCAACGCAGTAGTCGCCTACCTGTCCGGTTTCGCCATTGGCCAGGATTCGCTGCTTGGCAAACTGTTCGGGCCGGCGAACCTCTCCGGAGACGCAGCGACGAACAGCAGCGGCCTCACGCAGGCCCAGCTCGACGTGTTGAGCAACACCTATAACCTGCCTGTCACGAACCTGTATCAGGGGCGCTCTGACATGCTGGTGACGGGTGGGCCGTACACCGCGGGCACGGCGACGATCAATATTGCCAACGTCGCGAGCCTCGCGAATGGTAAATCGATCATCGTGAACCAGACGGACGGATCGCAACTGACTGCTGTCATCACGGGGATTGCTGGTAACGCCGTGACATTCACGCCTGCTATCGCCGCTGGTAAAACGATCAATGCCGGGGCTCAAGTGCTGGTGAATGGCGACCTGACACTGGCATTCAACGAGGGCGCCCAGTGCGTGGCGACTGACGTAAATCTGGTGACGTGATGACGGTTCAGCTATCGCAATACACATCGCTCATCACGTCAGAGCACCAATCTGCACCTCGTTTCATGGCGATGGTCTCGCTGCTCGCGCAGTGGGCCGTTGACCGGCAAAACATGCTGGCGTCGATTCCCGGCCTGTACGACATCGATGATGCAGTCGGATCGCAACTCGATGCGGTTGGTCTGTGGGTGGGGGCATCGCGCAATCTCTCGGTTCCGCTTACAGACGTCTATTTCAGCTTCGACGAAACGGGACTCGGATTCGATGAGGGCACGTGGTTGGGACCGTTCGATCCAACGACCGGCCTCACCGCGCTGCCTGACGCTCAGTATCGGATCCTGCTCTACGCAACTATCGCCGCGAATAACTGGGATGGCACGATTCCGAGTGCCTATACGGCATGGAACACGATTTTTGAGCCGCTGGGGTATTCGATACTCATCCAGGATAACCAAAACATGACGATGGATATCGTCCTGGTTGGCCCTACTCCTGATGCCGTGACGCTGGCGCTGTTCCTTGGCGGGTATCTGAATCTGATTCCTGCTGGTGTGGGCATCGGCTACCACTTTGTGCCAAGTCTGCCCGGTGTCCCGGTCTTCGGATTCGACGCTGAAAACTCGAGCATTTCGGGTTTCGACGTCGGCGCATGGGCTTTGGCATTCGCATAACCAGATTCCCCTTTCACTTTTATCAAAAGGCTGCCTTCGGGTGGCCTTTTTGCATTTGGAGAGCAAATGTCCGTCGAACAGGATTTTCTGCCGTTCGCCACCGGAACCCTGGCAAACGTCCTGACTCAGGCCCAGTATCTGGCGCTCACGTCAGTCGTTCAAAACGGATTCACTGCTGGCGTCGCACCGTCCGTCCAACTGAACAAGGTCTGGCGCCAGTCGAGTATTGCAGCCGCAGTGCTGGCGCAATTCATCGTCAACAACAGCGGCCAGCCAGCGATCGATGATGGCACGACTGCAACGCTTCTGGCGAACCTGACGACAGCCGTTTCAGTGGTAGCACGCCAGAACCCGGTGCTCGCTGACACAGGCGCAGCCAACGCATACGTCGTCGCCAACGCCGCAGCCTTCACGGCCTACCCTACCGTCTCCGGCCTGGTGATTGATGTCTCGATCGCGCACGCCAACACGGGAGCATCTACGATCAACGTCGACGGTCTGGGCACGAAGCCCATTCTTGGCCTTGGATTACAGGCACTACAAGGCAGCGAACTGATTGCCCAAGGCGTCGCCAGCCTGCTCTACGTCGTCGCATCGACGGTCAACTCTGGCAATGGCGCATTCATCGTTCTCGAATGCACGGGCGGAGCACAACAAATCGCCCCCGCCACTGCATCCGGGCATGCGGTGCAGTTGGGGCAGCTTGCTAGCGGACTGAATCTTGCGACGCCAGCGCAGTTCGATAACAGCACGAAGATGGCTAGCACCGCCTTTGTCTGGCAGAACCGGGCCGGCTTCAATGGGGTCTTGGGACCATCTTCCAACACGACGCTTACGACGGCCAATCTCGGTTCGTTCGTCGCCTGCCTCAATGCTGCATCACCATTCACGATAACGCTGCCCGTAACGACTAGTGCGCTCGCGTCCGTCTCAACTCGAATCGTAAATATTTCGTCGCAGACCATCACGATTCAAACGCAGAGTGGCGGCACGATCCAGGGGCCTTTCAATACGGTCGGCGGCACGTCGTTCACAATTCCGTCTAATAGCTGCGTCGACGTCCTGTGTAACAACGCGAACAATTTTATCGTGAGCGGCGACGGCCAGATTGGATCGTCGTTCCTGTTTGCGAATGGTACTGGCTTTCAGAAGTTCCCCGGTGGCTTGATCATACAGTTCAGCTCATTTACAGCATCCGCAACTCCCGGTGCTCCGGTGACGGTGACCTACCCGATCCCGTTCCCCGTCGCTACCACTGGCATCGCCACAACCGTTTCCAGTGCATCGACATCAATCGTCGCGTCCTGGTATGACACCCCTACGGTGAATGGATTTAACGGGCATG